CGTTATCGGGTCGCTCGATGCCGTAGCTCGAACTGCCATAGGTCTGTTGCCCATAGCCAATTGCCAGCGTTGCATCTTCTCGGCCAGAGGTAAACGACGTTGGCGTAATGTCATACTTAACCCCTGCTTCGTTGATCGAATATAGATTACTAAACGATCCCGCAGCGATACGACGATTGTTGGAATTATCAGTCCACGTTGTCATCGAGCGGATCTTACCTGTCATTGCCGTTGTAGACTTAACTCGCCAACCACCAACAGGTCGCATGGTGTCGTCAACCCATCTAACTAAGTTGCTATCGAGCCAGCGCCCAGCAGATTGAAACTCCGTACCGTTCTTGTAAAGACCAGGGGGGATTTTCAAAGCAAGCATATTTGCTACTCCGGTTTCTCAGGATAAACTGGGTTGAAAACGTCCGCCGTATTAGCTGGCAAATCCCTGAGTGCTTGGCGGTATGTTGTCATATCAGCCGTCATGGTTACATCGGTAGATGCAGTCCAATCTGTTTCAGCTAACAGTTTATCTCTCTGTTCTCTAAGATTCGCCCAAGCAACGTCTGACTCCGTTGCTAAATCTTCTTCTGTCTTAGCGACTGCTTGGTGCGGTAGAATCCACTCGCCAGATACCAGCGTTGGTGTCCAGACTTTGGCTAACTTCTCACCGTCAGCCAGTGTGGGTGTCACCTCGGTTACTGGATACACATCAAACTCAGCAAGACCCGCTAGGCTAGGTTGCTTTGGAAACGAGGTATTTGAATTGTCTTTTCTCAACTGACCTAGCGAGTATGGATATTGCTCTACTACGTTGTCGATTGCTTTTAAATATAGCATTGTTGTCTCCTTTGTCTGCTATGCGTTAGGGTCTACATCAGCACCAGCGGTTACTGTGCCATTGACTGTGAAGTTACCACCCGTTCCAGAGTTAGTACCCAAGGCACTGGTGTCATCGAACTTCATATAAATGAGTGGGTCTGCGATAGTGCCAGCTTCAATCGCTGGGGTTAAGTCTTTAGGGTATCCAAGTTGGTCTACGAATAGGTTACGGTTACTTTCTTGGGAGAAGTCTGTGTAGTCTGTCGTGAAGTAAAAGAATCCAATATCTCCTTTGAAAGATTCTGTTTGGTTATAGTGAGTGCCTATGCGGGTACTCCCAGAACTAGTGTAGGCTATTGTGTCGTTTGTGTAAGTATTCCAACTAGTAGAAGTTGGAGTAAAATTTAATGGTTCAAAATGTCTCTTGCTCGTATCTGATAGATCGAATGACAACATGAAGCCATACCAATCCCCTACTACAAAGTTGGGTGCTATCCCATCGCTTTTATACAACCTACTTAGAAATATGCCAGTGTTAGCACTATTTCGAGCGGCTACCTCATACCTACTGTCCACATGCGTGATACTTAAAACAGTATATGGTGAGGACGAGGCATTACCCATGTGGTAAAGGGTGTAGAGATTATCGCCAGATGAGGTTCGCTTAGACCAAACAACTAATGTACATTTCTTAGTGTTTGATATACCAGTTAATGATGACTTGCTTAAATACTCAGAACTAGTCCCATCAAAATTAGCACTCCTAGCCCAAAACTCAGACCCACCCCTCGCCCCTGTGAATGGGCCAGAGTTGACAGTAAAGTCACCACCGCTACCTAGATTATTCCCAGCATCATTACCTCTCAGTGGTAATGCAATCAGTGGGGTTGTTCCTGTTTCTGAGATGACTTGTCGAACGGGCTTGGGTCGGTTAGCATCTGCATCCCAGAATGGGTTGTCTGTGGATAGGTCGGTGTATACTGTGTCGAAATATAGTTCTCCTATCACTTGGTCGTCATAAGTGGTGCTGTAACCGCTCACCGTACAGTCAACCCCATCACTGAAAACAAGGTTCTCATCAGTGAAGGTGGAGAATGTCACTGTTTTTGAAACACCATTAATAAAACATTTAGTGTTGGATTGGCTGGACATATCTATTGATAACTGCAATGATTTATTCACACCCAACTCAAACGCATCATTAACCGAAATCATTAGACCTAACCCACCTGTTGTATATGCGCGGATAGATAAGAGATTTGAGTTCAAGTAGTTTTCATACTGTACACTGAACATCAAACCTGTACCAGAATCCCGAATCATTAAAACATTTGTAGTGGCGGTATTGTTGGTCTTTTTGCAGATAAAAGACATAGTTACGAACTTACTGTCAGAATAAGAGACACTAGTGTCTATCACTCTATCAGCACTACCATCAAACGTACTTGCAGAACAATTCCATTGATTAGGCGCACGACCAGCCGTGTCCAGTACCCCATTCACCGTGAAGTCACCACCAGTTCCAGAGTTCGACCCAGCCGTAGCCGCATCAGTCATGGGTAGGTAGAGAATAGGACTTGAGGGTATGGTGGAGGATGGCTTGCCGTCAGAGTCGATGAACAGTCTGCGGTTAGACTCTGTAGATAGGTTGCGGTAGGTGTAGTCTAGGAAAACGTGTGCTAGTCTGCCTGTGATATATCCGGGACTTGTTGTACCAAATCTAGCTACCTGCATTCTAACCAAAAACTGAAAGGGTATAGGGTTAGTAGTGAAATTAGCAAAACTCATGGTATAGCTAATGTCATTTATATACAGCCGAGAAGCTGACTGATTATCTTTATCCATTGAAACAGCTATGTGAGTCCAAGTATCTACGTCCACTGGGGCGGTGTTGTTAGTTGCAAACCCATTGCCCCCTAAATAACCTGAAGATAATTGGATATTATGCGAACTATCAATAAATATACGAATATTATTATCACCCATATCCGAGACTTCATACAACCCTTTAGACGCAGAGCTGTCTAATGAACTATGATAAACCCAGCAACTAAATGTAAACGTCTTACTATTAGTGTTACCCGTCATATCACTACCACGACTCAGATAATCATTCGTTCCATCAAAGCTAACACCCTCTGGGTCTACTGCACCAGATACAGGTGTCGTACCCAGTAGTTTCTTTTCTATACTCATGCCATTGCCAGCCCTGATGCAATGCCATACCAAATCGTGCCAGCATCAATAGTCGTGAAAGTCAGAACGTCTACGCCAGCCGCAGTTAGCGTTGGGGCAGTTGCCGCTGCCCAATCGACAGACGTAGGCCATGTGATTGTTGCTGAACCACCGTTAGTCAGAATCAAAGTAAATGCTCCACCCTTACCTGTTGCGGGTGGGTTGCTGAAAGTCAGTGTGGTTGCACCTGAGATGGTCTTGGTGAATACGTTGCCAGCAGATAGGTCTACATCATTAGCACCCATAGCTACTTTGGTTTCAGAGTAGTCCTTTAATTCGGGTCGCTGTAGAACATTGTCAGCCATGTTGATACTAGCTGTGCGGGTTATTGCCGCTGTGGTTTCTTTCGCATCAAGCTGAGTCTGAATCGCGGAGGTTACTCCATCGGAGTAGTTAAGTTCAGCAGTTGTGGCTGTTACTCCGTCCAAAAGGTTCAGTTCAGCCGCTGTAGATGTTACCCCATCTAGTATATTAAGTTCAGCCGCAGTAGATGTTACCCCATCTAGTATATTAAGTTCAGCCGCAGTAGAAGTTAACCCCAGATTAGTAAGCGCCGTTACCGCACTCGACAGGTCTGATAAATTGTTTGTCTTAACGACCAGCGTTGCCAAATCTGTATCGAGATCATCCCAGTTGGTGTTAAGTTTTGTACCCCAGGTATCGGACGATGCTCCAACTTCTGGTTTTGTGAATGCGTAATTCGTAGTTGTTGTATCTGCCATTTTCGTTACCTATAAGGTGATTCTAATTCGGTCCAAACAACCGGCGTATCGACTTCGTTTTCCCAAGCGCCGCCCGTTGATGATGTGATGTCTTGCCACTTGTGTCTACCTGACGCTGTGAACGTCGCTGATGGAATAGCTGTACCGTCTACATTTCTGATGCGTAAATAATTAACTGCCGCAAGTGATGCTATCGCAGCCGCAGTTCCGTCACCATTAACCACCACATCGCTGTCTGCCGAGGTGGTTGTGTTTGCTGTTACTGTGCCGTCGGCTTGGTAGATTATCTTCGCTACGACGGTCGGAGTTACACTTGCGCTTGCCGTACCTTCGCCTAGTCTGATCCGCTCCCAGTTGACGGTTATAACGCCAAAGTCAGAACCGAAATCAGACGACCCGTAAGACCCTAAGCCGTATATCGATCCGCTGTCAGAACTGATTGTTGCAGCACCATCGATGATCCGATCAGCGCTGACGTTACTGGTTGTAGCTAGCGCCGTTACCGTGCCACTACCGCCAAGAGTCGCGCCACCGATACTAACCGTTGTGGCCGCAGCAATTATTGCCGCAGCACCATCGGTCCGATCAGTCCACTGACCGTAAGCAGTTCTGCCGTATGCGCCAGCGCCGTAATCAATCATTAGTCGAGTGTGATATCTAGGTCGCCGGCGGGTACTCTGAATACATCATTCGTACTGATGATCTTGCTCGTCGTCAGCGCGGCGTATGCTAATAAATTACCGCTGGTCAGCGCATCGTAAACGCCGACATGGGTTAGCGTACCCCATGAGCCTGTCGCTGTTGGAAACTCGACCGCTGCGGTGTTTGATGCCGTGCTGGTCGTAACCGTAAAAGCCACGCTTTGCCGAGCATAGGCGCTACCGCTCACTTCTGTGCCGGTATTATCTTCGGCGGGATTAGTCGTGTGAATCGCCAGGTACAAAGTCGTTGGTGCGGTGTAAGCGGTTGCCCCAAAAGTATGAAGCAGCAGTTTGTTTTCTAAATAATTTGAAAAAGACATTTACAGACTCCTGTGTCTTGCAATGGGGGTGGAACCGGAAAAACGAGACTTCTCATCTTCCAGCGTTAATTCTTCAATACATTTTGTATATAGTTCGTGCCAGACCAGACCTCTTTGGTCTTCAGCTAAGTACGGTGCTGATTCGATCAAAGCGCCATATAGATAAGCCCCTGGTGCTTTGGTCAGCAGCCAGTTGGTGTCACTATCTGCCGACATAGCCGGAATATCTTGGTAGTAACTCATCTCTAATTCATAGGTAGCATCGGGAGTTGGCATAACTTCGATAGTGTCGCCTAATATGCTGTAAAACATCGGCTCCCTTGCCGTGTCCGACAACCTACTGCGCTCTTGGATAATCTGCTCTGCGGTAAGAAACTCCAGCGCCTTCGTTGGGGTGACTCGCAACTGAATTGCCCGCATTTGGAGGAAGTCGGCTGGCACTTGCGTGAACCGACTATCTAATTGGGTTTCCGTTCGCTGGACCATATCAGCCACGCGCA